ATCTAGTATAAGGGTCTTGATGGTTCGTGTATTAATTTTTTTTCTGCGGATTAAGTCATGAATGCGACCAGGTGTTCCTACTACAATGTGTGGTTTTTCCTGTAATTCCTTAATATCGTCTTCCATCGATATTCCACCAACAAATAATTTGGCATTCAGGTTCAATACGAATGACCCAATTCCGGTCAACACTGTGTGAATTTGACCAGCCAATTCTCTTGTCGGTGCCATAATCAAACATTGTACCTCTGACTTTGATTCGTCAATTAACTGTATAGCAGATACAGTAAATGCTCCAGTCTTTCCGGTTCCAGACTGGGCTTGTGCTATAACATCCCTTTTATCTATAACTGGTCTGATTGCTTTTTTTTGAATTGGACTAGGCTCTTCAAATCCATAAGCATATATCCCGCGCAATAATTCATCTTTTAAATTTAATTCGTCCCACTTAGATATTGATTCTGTATAATCCATACTATTAATATAGTAATAACATTTAAGTCGTTATACCTTTGAATATTTACACTCTTGGTATGTAAAACGGAACAAAATAATATCTAAAAAAATTGATATAAAATAATAATTGTAATACCCAATATATATAAGATAAATGAGTGTCCTAGTATATTCTTTAACAGATTTTGAAAATATATCATGGAACAGTAAATTTACACTCGATGATACTACTATTGAACTCATTAATAATCTCAGTAATCAAGTTTCTGCACCCACTTATGTAAAAACGCCCAATTTCAAAGCGGTGGATAAACCGCATAGGAAAAAAAAAGGGATTCCTGATACTATTAAAGAAGAAGATTGGCATGCAATTCGCAATTTCAAAAAAACTGAAATGGTCAAAAAGGATGGCATTGACAAAGAAATAGATAAGGTTCGTCTTCTTATCAACAAGCTAACTGACAAAACATACAATGTTGTCAGTGAAAAAATCTTTACAACATTGGATGAATTATGCGAAAATGAACAGTATGATACTGAGTGCATAGATAAGATTGGATATGCTATCTTTACTATGGCAACTGCCAATAAGTTCAATAGTAATATCTACGCAAAATTGTGTAGTATGTTGCAAGATAAATATGATTTTATGATACCTATTATATCTAAAAATATTGCGGAATTTATGAAAATATTTGATAACATGACCTTCGTAGACCCAAATGACGATTACAATAAATTCTGTGATATGAATATTGAAAACGATAAGAGAAGATCGCTTAGTTTGTTCTTAACGAGTCTTGAAAAGCACAATGTGGTAACCCATGAATTTGTGATCGATACTATTCTTACAATTCAAGCAAAGATGATGACAAGCAAAAATGATGGTTCTAAACAAATGGAAAATGACGAACTAGTAGAAAGTTTATTTATAATGATTACTAATCTTAAATCGCCTATTTCGTCTGTCAAATGGAAGGATATTTACACGAATATCATTGATATTAAGTCTAATAAATATCTAGGAATTACAAATAAATGTAAATTCAAACATATGGATATCATTGATTATATTTCCAAACAAAAGTAAATATGTGTAATACTATATTAAAAATATCTTTTTTATAGTATATAATATAATGCAGGAATACAATGAAACTAGTAAAAATATGTCATACGAAATAAATGATGCAACATATACCAGCAATGGCAACTCTGAAATAGACAATTTATTAAAAGACAATGATATGTTTTCTGAAGTGCAATCAGATTTTGACTATTTCGATCAAGATAATTTTCTAGCACAAGAAATAGATTATGTTGAGAATTATACTCTCAAAACATTACAACATATAGCTGCTTATTATAAGTTACCTAAGACTAAAATTAAAAAAACCATTCTTATCCAATCTATTATTGAATTTGAAACACGATCTGAAAATTCTGAAATTGTATATAATCGAAAAAGATTGTGGCATTATTTAATGGAACTTAAAAATGACGACTACTTTTCGAAATTTCTCTTGTTTACTACTTAAATATTAAATATCTAAATACTTTATAATGGTACAGTCTGTATTAAATAATGAAATTAATTATCCTGAAATTAAACATCTTGATCCAGACGATAGTCAATATGACGCATCGCTTTATGAAACAACTATTTTAGGAATAGATGTTATTATTGCATTGGGACAAGCAAAATATACATTTATTGACAAAAATATCATCTATTATCCTATTTATTTAGTTAGAGATGATCGAGTTACATTCCAAATAGGTGTATATGAAATTATGGAAAATGTGCTACCCAATATTGTTGATGAGGAAGGCGATATAAATTTAGATAGTATATCTGCTCCGCTAATTTATACATTTGTAACTATTGAAATGCTTAAGTCTGTCGAGAATAAAAGGACTCTCAGTAAAAATAAAAAGGATGAGGATGGCGATGAAGATGAAGATGAGGATGGTGATGAAGATGAGGATGGCAATGAAGATGAGGATGGCAATGAAGATGAGGATGGCGATGAAGATGGCGATGGCGATGAAGATGAGGATGGCGATGAAGATGGCGATGAAGAGATAATAGTAGTTGACGGCCCTTTACCAAAACAAACAGAAATGCAAGTAGAAAAAGAAATACAAGAATATACGGACAATAAATCAAATCCATGGGTACAGAGATATTTAAAAAGTAAGGAATATCGTCTACTAGATAATGAAGGTGGTGGTGATTGTTTATTTGCTGTTATTCGTGATGCCCTTAAATCAATTGATAAAGACACGAGTGTTGCAGAACTGAGGAAAAAACTATCAGATGAAGTCACCGAGGAAATATATAGTAATTATAAACAACAATATGATGAAATACTGAATTCTATACAGGAAAGTGATGTGAAAATGAAAAAAATGAGTAAACTGAACAACGAGCTGCGTGATAGACTTAAACAATCGAAAGATAGAAAGGAGCAACAAGATATTGTAATAAAAGCAAAGGAACTCAGTGAGGAATTTAAACAATCTAAAGGCGAGACGAAACTATATAAAGAATTATTGCACGATTTTCGGATAATGAAAAATATAAATTCATTGGAGGAGTTTAAAAAGGCGGTTAAAACCTGTAATTTCTGGGCAGATACATGGGCTATATCTACATTAGAGCGAATTTTAAAAATAAAGCTTGTTATATTATCGAGTGAATATTGGAATAATGGAGACAGTGATAATGTATTGCAGTGTGGGCAGTTGAACGATTCTATATTAGAAGATGAAGGTGTGTTTGAACCCAGTTATTATATTATAACCGATTTCACAGGAAGTCATTATAAATTAATAACCTATAAACATCATTCCATTTTTAATTTCAGCGAACTTCCATATAGTATCAAGTTAAATATCACGAACAAATGTTTGGAAGGAAACAATGGTGCATTCAATATCATTCCCCAATTTAAAATGTTCAACAAAGAACTTGGAATAGACGAACCAATTTCATTAGACATTGAAGTTGTAAAAGAGAGCGAAAACCAGTTATATGACAATGATGTAGTGCTTCAATATTATATAAAATCAAATAACAAACCGCTTCCCGGAAAAGGCACTGGTGAAAAAATAGACAATTCTAAGATAAAGGAACTCTCTGGTCTAGTCGAGATTCCAGAATGGCGACGAAAATTAGACAACGACTACATAAGTCCATTTGAGTTAGACGGACATAAATGGCAAACTGTTGAACATTATTATCAGGGAAATAAGTTCAAATCTACAAATAAGGATTTTTATCTTCTTTTCTCTCTAGATAGTGATTCTAAAATATCAAAGGATGTTGAGTTGGCAAAGGCTGCTGGTTCAAAAACAGGTAAATTGAAAACCGAAGTAGTGCGATCCAAAGATATTAAGATCGATCCTGAATTCTATGGAGGAAACGAGGAGGTCGTTATTGAAAAAGGAATTTATGCAAAATTCTCACAGAATAATGATTTGAAAAAAATGTTGCTTAAGACACAGACTGCTAAATTATTACATTACAAGAGAGGTAGTGAACCTGAAATTAGTAATTCACTAATGATCGTTAGAAATAGATTACGGTAATACAATCATATGGATACAATTCCGCGAAATTGTTACTGTTAGTGAATAAGATTTATTTCAATAACTCGTAGCTTGTTTCTGATCATTCTTTCGCGATCACCTCTTTGAACGAGATCTTCTATGTACATGTTTTTATCATCACCAATTGATGGACAATTGCTAGTGAGTCCGTTATAGTATTGCAAATGCTTTGTTTCTGCCGAAGTTCCGCCTCCAAAAACACTATTGACACTTTTCTTACCATATACACCTCCACCTAGAGACTTTCTTAAATAAGATACCCTCCAGTCCCATTTGTACCAAAGAGATAATTCTAATTTCTGTCGTAATTTCATAAACACATTTCGCTTCTTTTTTTTTTCACTCTCTATATTGGTTAAGTCTGTACCGGTATATCCATTTTTATCGTAACAATATTGTGTTATTTCCCACTTCATATCGCACGGTAATGATAACTTACTAATTATAATGTCCATATTCGTTTTTTATGGTGACATTCGTTTTTTTCTTCACCCAATATAGTTACATATGAATCAATTTTTTTACTTCTCTTCTCATATGTAGTTAACCCAGTATGTAAGTATTGATAAAATTTGTACGTTCATCAGGAGTTAAGAGTCCCAATAACATACGATTGCGCTGTATTATATCCTGTATTGATAGTGGTCTCATATATATTTTGTTAAAATATAATATAATCTCATTGTTCGTGGCATTTTTTAACGGCATATACCGCCGCAATATCTCTTGATATCTTGGAGCAGTTTTATTTGGCGATACAGATACATTGTTTACATAAAACATCAAATCATCGTATAATACGGTATCATTATACTGTGTATGATATATGTTTTCAATTATTCCAAGATCTTCACGAAACGATCGCACATCCCGCATTAATTCATTAGATTGTGGACTCATTGCATAAGGCATAATGTTCTCTCGTAATATATCCAATGGAATGTTCTTAAAAATAGGTGACATTTCTACATTCGTATTATTATTCATTGTAAACAATATACTCATATGTTTACATTGTAATTGATACACATTTGAAGATTTGAAAATGTATTGTAAAAGTCAATTAAATATTTATTGTATATCTATAGTATATGTCCGAAATTATAGATATGTATAAACATCGAGATATTCCTGATTTAAATGGAATGCTAGATTATAATTATCAAAATAAGCGAAATATAGAAAAACATAATTTTATGT